TCGGAAATGCTTTATGATATTTATTCTTGGGCAGATGCAAGATATAAAGAAACAGGGGACAAAAGATTAGTCACAACATTTACCCCCGATGCACAGAAAAGACTTAAGACAGTTTGGCGTGGTATGCGTAAATACATGGAAGGTTTTCCCGACCATATCTATGCCGCACTAAATACTTTCTTGATGAATACAATTAACAATATGTGTAATGCTGCGGCTCTTTGTGCTTGTGCAGAAAAAAGTGATAAAATAACAGCAAGACATATCGACCAAGCAAAAATTCTTACTGACCAAAGTTTTAATTCAATCACCACTTGGTTTAGTGATAAGTTGAAAAAGAGTCCTAAGCGTATGGCAGAAAAAGGTCGTGAACAAATGATTGCTAAAGTTTATCAATCTGCTTCAAAGAAAGACGGTTGGGTATCAAAAACTGAATTAGTAAATAACTACATGAAACTGACTAGGAAAAGTCGCCCAACCTTTTATAGGGAATGGAATAGCGTAGAACATTTGTTCGAGAATAAAAAAATGAATAACCGAGTATATGTTAGGAGGAAGAAATAATGTATATAAAAAATAGAATATTGCGCTTTAGACAAGTGCTGGATGAAGAAGAAGTTTCAAGGGATGATTTAATTGATTTGTTCATTAATTATATTGATGAAGAAATGCTACTGAAAGTCATAGAAATGATGGACATGAATTATCCCATTGATATAATTAAAAATATGGAAGTGAAAAAAAATGAATAATATATTGTCGTTTGATATAGAAACAGGAAACACAGCCGCAGATATTGGCGGTTGGCAGAATACCCACATGTGGCAAGTGACTTGCGTCACTACTACTGATGGAGAGAATAATACGGTTTATATTGATAAGCCTATGGAAATAGAAGGTGCAGTTGTCAAAGAACTAAAACAACTTAAGTACGACTTAGACGACCACTTTCAAAAGGGTGGAAAGTTATTAGGGCATAATATTGTAGCCTTTGATTTACCTGCTTTACGAGATTCAATGGACATTTATATTGTTCGTAAGTATCTCGAAGAGAAAGAAACACGCTGTATTGATACATCAAGAATGGTGACAAAAGCAGCAGGTAAGCGAGTACAATTAGATAACCTCGCAAAGTGTAATCTTAATTCACAAAAGTCTGGTGACGGACTTATGGCTGTCCGATGGTGGGGTGAAGGTAAGTATGAAGATGTGGCAAAGTATTGTCTAAAAGATTCTCAACTTACTTTAGATGTGTGGAAAATGGGTGTGGAAAATGGTAATCTAAGTTTTTTCGATGAAGACTTAGGAGAGTTGGTGAAGATTGATTTGGAGTGGTAATTGAGTTTCAACCTAAAAAAATGTTACTTTTAAGTTATTAATGAATTTATTTCAGATTAATAAATTAATAACAAGCAAAGTTTTAGAAAAATTCTTTTTTTGGCCTCGGCCCCTTATGGGGGTCGGGGCTTTTTTTTATGCAAATTTTTCAATCTTTTTTTAAACCTTTATTACTCACTATAAATTATTTCGTCTGTGGTACTTATGCGCTGCGGTTACTCTTCCTCCCTTTCGAGACGAAGTATTTGTTTCCCTAATTAGTCTATAAATAGGTTTAAGCAGGTACTCAACTGCTTGTCGCATAGACTCATCGAATTGAATAGCAGACCTTTCCCTCCTAAAAGAAATGCGGGCATTGTAATAGTGTGTTAATTCTTCTATAGCAGAAACAATACTATTCTCAAACCTGTGAAAAGTTCTCTTCGAGAGACTTTCATCTCTATAATATCTGTTTGTCTTCTTGTATTCATTAAAAACACCATTCACTTCTTTCAAAAGATTTTCTAAGTGGCCTATTACTTCTTCTACTGAAAGATTTATAATTTCTTGTATAGGTGGGAATCCAAGTATTACCGGTTGTTTATTTTTTATAGAGTTAATAGTTCTTCCCATGTTTTTATTTTTTATAGAAGAGTTAGATACTAAATCTAATATTTTTTTATGACTGTTGATAGTTCCTTCATCGCTATGTTTTTTATTCGCTTCAACATAATGGTCCCGATTATATTTAATAATATCAAACCAACTCATTTTTTCTCACCTGTAACAAAATCTTTTTTACTCTCTTTTTCTTTTTTATCTATTACCTTTGATTGGGTATCAAACCAAGTATCTAAAAAATTACAACGAGTCATTCTTTTTGCCTCTTTTCAAATTCTTCAATTTGTTTCTTAAGTTTTAAGTAAAATTCAATAGTCTCTTTATCCTTAGTTCTCTGTGCCGCCGCTAATTTTTCATTAACATAAGTCATCATATTACTTTCTTTTAATATACTTTTCCACATATTCATTCCTCCCTATTTTCACCCATCTTATGAATAGGTGTAAGTTTAACAATTGTTTCTTTATGCTTCTCAACCACATGATTATGCTCTTGTGCGGCAGAAGATAAAGCGTGTTCGTGTCCTTGTTGTAGTTTTTCTAAATCAATAAGATGTTGCTTTCTAAGTGCATCACGAACTCTTTCGTGTTCCATTTCTACACCAAGATTATCAATTTCAACCTGTTGTTCACTTTCCCACATACGAAGAACTGTTTGTAAGGCCGGAGCAGATACACCGCTAATAATTGCGATAAGTGCAATAAACCCATCAAGATTTGCTAAAACAACATCGGGGTGAACAATACCCATACCTACTACTGCACCTGCGGCAAGAAGCCACAAATAAATTGCTGGCAATACTGTTCTCTTTACCATTCGGTCATTAAATGTGTCATTATTATTTTTCATTTTATTCTTCCCCCAATACTTCGTGAACTCCTACAAGTCCTATTTTTAAAAATCTTCCTGTGCCGTGAAAATTAAATCTATTGTCCCTTTTTGCGGCTACCTTTATCGGACCCGAACTAGGAACATTCGACATACTTCTCTCATTCATAAAAGAAAAAAATTCTCCGGGCTTTACAGGTGTTCCCATCATTTCAATATATTCTACCAATAAATCTAAATGCTTCGGTCTAACCTTTACACCTTTTAAAATTGCTTGCCATGTCATAGTAATTGCACTCCCGTTAGATATGTAATACCGATTGCGGCAAGTAGATAGACTCCCTTTCTTAACATAGCCATGTCTTTTTCCATGTGAAACAAATGGTTTGTTTCAATAGTGTGAACCCGTGTGTCAATATCATTCACTTTTGATACAAGCCAATTTATCTTACCGTCAGAATCTCTCTCAAGGACTTCATCTAAATCCGACATGGTTACCACTATTATAAACGAATCATCAACGACTATTTAATATTTTTCTATTCTTACTGAACTCTAAACTCAATTATTGGCATAGTATTGGTTCTAGTCCCACCATCTCCTGTGACAGTAGAAGGATTGAGCGTACCGCTAACCTTAGATTGTATTGTAGTTCCCCATAAACTAATAACATAAAATTTACTTCCATCATCGTTCCAAGATATACCGGAAATCCACGGCGTACTACTACTGCTACCTGCTGGTCTCCACGGAGAATTAGTAGAACTGCCACTATTAGTAAAGAAATTTCTTATGTCTAAGGTAGTAACTAATGTTTCTGTTGAAATATCGTAAGGTGTAGACAAATCGTATTCAAAAACTTCGGCGGTTAGTGCGTCAGGAATATACATTTTACTTCCATCACTATTGAAAACTAAATCACTAGCCGCCCCTATTGATAGAGTTTGTGAAGTTCCAGCACTGTCGCTGGAAGCCACTATGTAATTAGTTCCAGCAGTATATTGTTTAATTATACTATTTCCACCCGATGAACCATAACCAAAATAATACTTAGAACCGTCATTATTCCATCTAGCAAATCTCGCTCCACCACCTGCATTTAAAGCACTGCCATTGAGAGTTATGGCTAAATTAACATCCATCGTTCCACTTCTTACTTGATTACCATGAAAATCAGTAAATATAATCTTGGTGGCATCATCATTAAGTCCGAATCCATCACAACTGTTTAGTCCTAAACCTGCCGCATTTTGGGCAACCGCATTTCCACTTCCGGTAGAACTTATTGCTATTTTTGTAATAAAAACTTCTGCACTATCAAAACCGTTGTTATTTCCTCTATTTGAAATATACATGTCAGTCCCTATTACTTGAACACCTGTCATCCAAGCCGAATCAGCCGCACCTGCATTAAAATTTATTCCAACACCATTATTAGAATTAGTTTCATGGATAGATTTTACAGAAGCCAAATTGTAAAGATTAGTATTTACAGGGGTAGTCCTATTCGCATAAGACCCCATTCCCGATACTCTACTTACCCACATCTTAATCACTCATCATTTAATCCGTCAACGGTGTATTTCATCTTAACACCAATAAGCAAAGCATCACTAGCGAAATCATCATTACCATTATTAGCATCTCTTGATATTTGGAAAAAGCAAACATCTCCTACTGCGGGACTACCTGCAATAGTGAGAGTAGTATCGCTACTGACAATATGCAAATCTTTAGCGTCTAGTGCTGTATCTTGATAATTAACAGCAGTTCCGAAAATAACTCCCCCTATGGCTTCATCATTAGAAACAGAAGTTCCAGCAATAGTCCAAATTACATCATTACCTGCACTACCAACATGAGTCCAATAAAAAGTAAATAAAACTGCACCTTCGTTCCACATTTTAGGCATAGCAATTGAAAATTGAGCAAATTCATCAGTACCTGCGTCGAATGCTAAGGTTCTAAAATCCGGTTGAGTAGCGTTAGCGTTAGCAGTTGTTGTTAAACTACCACAAGGATTTACTGATTGGGGGCTTATTGCTTCTGCTGGAATCCACATACTAAACTGTCCCACTTGTAGTTTAGTGTTTAATTGTGTTTGTGCGTTTGAAGTAAGAGTATTTATTCTTTGAAATTCTTCATTAGTGACTGTACCATCAGCAATTTTAACTGCATCTATTCCTGTTGCCAAATGTATATTGTCAACAGAACCGTCTACATATTGGTCGGAATCGACAGAATTAGCGGCCATCTTTCCAACTGTTATTCCACTATCTTTTAATCTTAAAGCATCCGAATTAATTTCAATAGTAGAATCATCAACACCAACATTTAGTGTAACATCTCCTGTTGTTCCTCCACCTGTCAAAGCACTACCAGCCACAACAGATGTAATATCTCCTGTCGATAAATTAGCAATAGATTGAGCAGTAACAGTTTTCATTACATTAGAAGCATCCGCATCTTGAATTAAAACTTTATCCGCACCTGCTAATGAACTTGTATGGTCTGCTATACCTGAAATAAATAATCCATCACTTGTTCCAGTAATAGAACTTACTTCAGTATAAAACCCACCGCTTGAATAACCGATTGAAAGAGAATTAGTTTGTTTATCTAATGTGTATAATTGAAAATTATAATTAATCTTATTGGGGTCTGTTCCTGCCGTGACTTCAATTAAAGCAATAGGAATATTACCTGTTGGTAAGTCGGGAACCAAACCATTAGCACCACTTAAAGTTCCTAATGTGATTACCAAAGTGGGTGTATCAGCGTTTGTTATAGAAATTAAATCATAACGAGTATAATTTGGGTGTTGCGTTTGACCCGCAGTTGGTTTTGCGTCTGTCACAGTAGTATCGTATGTTATAGAAATATCACTTGTATGTTTTTTGTATTGCCCTTTTGTTGTAAAGTGAATTGGTTGCGCTAAATTATATTGAGTGTAAGTTCCTGTGCCTGTAATAGTAAAACCTGCATGGCCGATACAAATATCTTCTTTACTATACGCTTCTAATGCCTTTAAAATTCCAGTGTGCATTTTATCTGTTTGGTCTACTAATCCAGTAGTTCCACCCATTGTTGTTATTTTTCCCTGATTTGCTACCATTAATCTACCTCCACCGTAATTATAAACTCTACTTCATCCGAACTTGTAAGTGGTCCTATTCCGTCATAATTAACTCGTACTAATAAAGTATTCCCCGAATCGAATATACCTACTTCCTTAATTGTATTGCCAACATACGCAGAACCCAATATAGTAAATGAAAAATCAATTGAAGTTTCTCCACTTGAAAGGACTTGCCCACTTGCACTTGTAATCGTAGCCTTTGAACCCAAAGGTGAATCTAAGTCTCCCGCATTAGGATTTGTTGAATCCCCGCCCGTCCCCACTTGAAAGTGTGTAAAAGTTGAGATAATATGGTCTTTCAAATTTGTTTTTCCTTCTGTTGTTATCATAGTCCCATCCTCGCATCGAATCCTAATGTGTATGTGAATCCTAATTCTGTTGCAGTTGAATTGGTTTTAGTTATTGTTGCTTTGACAAACTTAACTCGTAATGCCTGTATATCAATATTAGGAGAGGTCACGCTGGTATAAACTTTTTGTTTTGCCCTTCCTTGTAAATTGCGTGTTTCTGAAATCAACATTGTGAATGTATTTGCTAAGTCACGATTATATTCCCCAAGTAATAACTTAGTTGGCATTCCAATATTTTTCTCAATCTCAATAACCATGTAGTCTCCCCTAAATATTCCCTCCGAGGGGTAATAAACTGATACGATATTTCCGGGTTGCAGTAGCGGTATATTATCACCTACTTCTATTTCTATGGCTGATTGTAGGCTTGTGTATAATTTTAAAAGTCGTTGTGCCTTTTGCGATACCTGTGCATTAGTGACTAATGAAAAATCATATACTTCCTTAGTTTTTGAACCTCGCTTTTTAATTTCTCTATAATTTTTAGCAGTTCCCTTTACACCGTCACCAAATACTACCACTTCGTTAAAGTTATCGTACAGTGATTTATTCTTTTTAATACTCGTGACTTTATGGATATTATTTTCTTCATTAAATTCAATACTTCTATATTCTTTTTCTTCTTCATTTGAAACTACCCGTATAGTATTACCATCTACGGTCAATTTCTTTTTCTTAAACGACAATACATTATTAATTGCAGCATAAGCATTTTCACCTGTAAAATTAGAACCGATGTAGTAATTATTAGAAGTAGTATCTTTTGTATAAGAAATACCAACGGAAGTTAAAATATCATCTGCAACATCTTCCACTTCAACACTAATATTAAATGGAACACAAATACCTACTGATTTAGGTTTAAAATTAGGGTTTTGTACTGTGGTTATAGATAAAATACTACCAACAGAAGGAGTTCCTTTCATTTCTTTCATATCTGCAAATTCTAAAATTTTATTGGAAGAAACAAACATAGAAGTTCTTAATGAATTAACCCCGTCTGTCATTAAAATATCGTATTCACTTCCAGTAGGAAAACTATTAGTAAAAGAAATATCACTGGAAGTTCGAGGAATTAAGTAATTACCACCGCCACCATCAGGTTCTATCATTGTGTATAATGATTGTATGCCACCCTTGTTTATACCTGCGGAATAAAAACCATCTTCAACTATCTCTTCTCCCCTTGTTGCAGTAGTAATAGGAATATGACTCATCATTTCATTAACTCCCGGCTTTTTAGTATAAAGATAAGACGCTTTATTTAAATGTATTTCCTTTGGTGAAAAATCATAGGTGCATTTTTGATTTATTTTCATAAGTGATAATTTACCATTGGGAGTAGAACTTGCATTGTCTATTTTTAAATAGTGTTTAAAAACAGTAGAAACACTACCTGTGGAATCATCCTTAGCAACAGTGTGTGAAATAATTTTATGTAATGTATTATTACCTTCTAAATAATATCCTGTAAGATTATTAGAATAACACAACCATTCATTAGCAGAAGAAGTGCTTCCATTATCTAAGGCATCAATATTAAAGGTAGTTATTAACATTTTTTCAGTAGTTTTTAATCCTGCATCGCCTGAGTGTGTAGCCACTGTAAAATCATCTACATCTATAAATGCTTTAAATAATACTTCGATAGGTCTTACACCTGCAAAATTGCTCCCCCCTAAATTATTTTCATAAATACCTGTCGCAAATCCACCAGCATTATCCCCATGAACAATTATTTCTAAACCATCTACATCATACGCACCATCATTATGAGAATAACCCCCTACTTGTATGTCATAATATTCTATTTTATTAGGTTCAACTGCATAAATACCACCGGTTGCTTTACAATTTATTCCACTACCTAAAAAGTTTGAACCTGTGTTTAAACCAAAATGAGGAATATCCATAATAACCGGATATAAATTTTTAAATGCAAAGGCGTGTCCTCTTTTTGAATCTTGAATAGCCCTTACAGGAAATAGCCTTTGAGATGAAGTCACTACCGTTGTAGAATCTTCGTAAGCGGTAAGTGTGCAATTTGTTTCATCTGAATCACTCCAGCCGGGACTTGTTGAACTTGAAGCGTGTGTCGCAAATGTTAATTGGGTATCTGTCACTCCCGTTAATCTTAAAAGAGTTTCACTATAAGTCGCATCCGAGCCTACAACTAATTTAAACATACTTTGTGTAGAGCCTGTTTTAATTTCGTGAAAAGTTTTACATGTTCCGTCAGAATTAAAAAATTGTAATGCCTTTCCATTTGTAATAGTCATTACATCGTCGTTAAAATTAGCATCAAAATTCCATCTAAAACGGTGAGTCACTAAACCTACTGTGACTTCATTAGGTGAAGTCGCACTAAAATGCTTACCTTCTGTTGCGGAACCGGGAATATAAGGAACTTTAATAATACCATTAACATTGTTAAGTGTTCCAGCAATAGTGGTTGTATCAACATTAAGTGGGAATCTATTTTCTTCAGCAATATCATTACTACTACTATCTTCAAATGCTGCATCGTTAGTATTTCCATCCCCAATACCAACCAAAGCCATAGTTCTATTATAGTTGTGATTTATAACCCCGTCACCATTATCTACTTCTGTGACACTTATAATCGGGAAAGAATTAATATTAGCCCCATGAATTTTTTTAGTAAATGCTTTACTCGACTCAGCCGCCAATTTAACTGTCACATATAACTTTGAACCAGAAGTATAACCTACACCTGTACTTAAACCAGCCAGAGCAGTTACAAGGGTCACAGTATTATTATTCACACTCGCAACTTGCCCTATTAACAGCGGAACTCCATATACAGCCCTATTTAATCCGTGATTTTCGGAGTAAGAATCATAAGGGTCTGTATATAGGGTAAAAATATAATCACTACTATACCAACTATCGTCATTTACTGCAATAGTAGCACCTGCTGAAATATTAGAAGTAAGTGTAATGTCTATTGGACTAAAACCAGATTCCGGAAAACTTTTAACAATTTGAACATTTGCATCTGTTCTTAATGTTGTTGAATTTAAAATAGTAGAAAGGTTTTTACCACCTCTATTATCGAATTTATAGTGTTCATAATCTACTTCATTCATCATCATATCAAATGTCACATCTGTTAATCTTACAAGATTCATTCTTCGCATATCTCCTTTAGATGTTTGAATCGCTTGATAAAAATAATCATCATCTAATTTGTTTTT